CCAGATGAAAAGACTGGTTTGTCTTCAGGTAAAATTATCATAAGCAATGCTGGTGGTACTGTAACCTTAGAAGAAGCATATCAAGCGTCTACTATATCATCATACGATAAGAGTCCAAGTGCACCCGTAAAATTGTCCGGAATAGATCCTAGTATGATTAGTAATATCTTTATCGTTTCGGAACCCCAAGAAATTAAAGAAGTTAAACAACAAGAGGGCCTTCTATCAGAGAATGATAATGTTAATATACTAGATGTTGACTTCCTTGAATTTAATGAATTAGAGAAAGACTACTTAGAGTATGATGAACTAGAATTTAGTGAACTTGATATTGATTACTTAGCTGTAGATTTTCTGCAAGACGTATTAGATGTTCTTCAAGCATTAGATAAGGGTACTTCCCTAGATAGAAGCGCTTTAAGTTCGGGTATCAACCTTCAAGGAACTAAAGTTGGGTTTGATACAGATACCCAATATAATAGTATAGTAGATAAAGGTGCAGATACCGTTAAATTCTTTAGGGATGTTGATGGAGTTATAAGTATAAGTATGTTACTTTCACAATCTGCTACAATTAGAACGGTTTCCGATCAGAAAGAATCTGAAATAATATTAGGAGACGGACAGGGTATTATAATTAATATCACGCAGGTACAATAATGAATAAGTTTTTAAATTACATAGCACTATCTATTTGGGTACTATATCTAGTAGTCGCATGTCAGCCCGCAAAGGCCGATAATGAAATATATGTTACACAAACAGGGAACAACCTTAGATTAGAATATCAGCAACTAGGAGATAACAATAAGATAGATACCGTATTATCTGGTTATCAACTGGATACTGCAATACTTCAGGAAGGTGATAGGAACCAAGTATTGAGAAAGTCCCAGGGCATTAGTGGAGATTATAATCAAGTAGTAGTGGAACAATGGAATAACTCTACAAGCACAGATTACAATAGAATATGGATTGATATAGATGGCGATAATAATGGAGTAGATGTAGGACAGGGTTGCAAATTCTATTATAGTACATCAACCACATGCAGTAGAGATACACACGAACAAGCAGGCCATAATATGGAAATCAATATTGATGGTAGTAATAATGGAATACGTGGCGGCCAAAAGGCTGGTAGTGCTAATCCAGATCATGATCTAGTAATGGATATCAATGGAGATAATAATGGTGTATTCTTTACGCAAGCAGGCTCTGGTTCTAAAGATTTAGATTTAACTATTAACAACGATGGTAATTCTGTAAGTATTCAACAGTTGTATGGTACACATACAGCTACTATAGAACTCGATGGTACTAGTGGAACTGCATTAGACTTATTACAAAGCGGTACTGGAACACAATCATATACCTTAATGCAGAACTGTCTTACTATTGGCGGATGCTCTGTCTCGGTAGTGCAGCAGTGAGTGTTAGAAACTACGGATATTATATATTCCGAAAATACGGATACCGAAACTCCAGAATAGGAACTAGGGTAGACATATATGTATAATTGGAAGGTAGTATTGATTACTATTCTCTTGCTTGTTACAGTAAGAATCCAAGACCCTAAGTTATTAGAACAGTTTCGTTTAAACTACTTTGATTCCCTACAATCATATCAAGAACCGATCAAGGCCGATAATATAGTCATAGTAGATATTGACGTAAAGGCCTTAGACACCTATGGACAATTCCCATTTAGTAGAGATATATACGCCGACTGGTTGAACTCTAGCCCAGAAAATAATGCATATGTGTTCAATATGGGATTCACTGAGGCTGATAGATTCGGTAAAGACTCTGATCTTGCTGAGGCTATGGGAACTAGAGATGTAATACTATCATCCTTTGTGAGTAATAAATCCCAGGGTGATAAGCCGCCTAGGGGTTTCGGTAAACTTGGAAAGGGTGATCCGTCAGATTGGTTGTATTCATATAAGGGTATGCGTACTTCGGTCGTGGCTCAATATGCAGAAGGCGTAGGAGCTGTTACAGTTGCACCTTCGGTAGATGGTATAGTCAGAGAGTCACCCTTAGCTATCCTAGCTAATCAACACCTTTGGCCTTCCATAGCATTAGAGATATTACGAGTCTGGGAGTTCCAGCCTAACCTAGCAATTAAGATTAAAGACGCTGGAGTAGAGTGGGTAAGAATGGGAACTTTACCACCAATGTATACAACGCCGAACTCTAATGTTCAAATAGCATACTGGAACGAATATGAGCGTATATCATTTGGAGACCCACTACCCGATGAAAAGATAATCATACTAGGATTGAGTGCAGGGGGATTAGTCAACCCAGTGCCGACTCCGACTGGCGCTATGTTACCACACGACATTCAAGCACATTTAATATCTACTGTAGTAAATGGTATTCAAATTCAAAGACCATGGTATGCCGATCAGCTTGAACTTCTGCTGATTATCGGACTATCATTAATGATATTACTTATTGTATATCAAACTCCAACTTATATCTCAGCAATTGCATCACTAGGAATTATGGGTGGAACAATGTATACTGGTTATCATTTTTGGATGACAGAACTTTTACTGATAGATGTCTTATTCCCTACAGTAACGGCCTTTATCGTATTCACTCATGCTTCATTCAATAGGTTCTATGTCACATATAAGCTAAAAGAACTGATTAAAGGTCAGTTCGGAACCTACCTATCTCCAGATATGGTCTATATGTTACAGAAAGATCCGTCTCTGTTAGCACTCGGCGGAGAAAGAAAGGAGATGTCCTTCTTGTTTATGGACATTTGTGGGTTCACCCCCATATCAGAGTTCTATAAGAACAAAGACGACCCCGAAGGATTGGTGGTATTGGTCAATGAATTCCTAGATGCCATGACCAAAATCATACTAGCCAATGGTGGTACTATAGACAAATATATGGGCGACTGTATTATGGCGTTCTGGAATGCTCCATTAGCATGTGAGAACCATGCAGAGATGGCAGTTAAATCATCAATAGAGATAGAGGCAAAGACTAATGAACTTAAAGCAGTATACGAAGAAAGGGGACTTCCAGATATTAATGTTGGTACTGGTGTCAATACCGGTGATTGCATTGTTGGGAATATGGGCAGTGAGTCGAGATTTGATTACTCTGTTATCGGAGACGCAGTCAACCTCGCAGCAAGATTGGAGGCTACCGCTGCTAGGGGTGATTACCTAGAGTACAAGACAATCATATCCTCTTTCACCCGAGACCAACTTCCCGCAGAGTATATCTGTGAGGAGATTGGCAATATCAAGGTGAAAGGCAAAGACGAACTTATAACCATATATTCTCCTAAGTTATAACGTTATTCCAAAATGTTCTAAGAAATCGTAAAATAAGTGTTGACAAAGTGCGTATATGGTAGTATAATATACACATATTCAGAAAAAAGAGAAATGAAAAGATTATGAAACTATATGATATGACTGATACAAACTTTGATAACTACCAAAACTTTATTATGGACAATGCAGATCTTTCAGAGGTAACCATATGTAATGGAGACACTCTATTGGAAGCGGCAGAGAATTCATACTTGTTAGAAGAGTTTATGCAGTCACCCCAATTCATTGCTTAAGAGATACCTCTATGTCATACTATACTCATACAGAATCACCCATCGGAAACTTCATTGAGAAGGACTTCGGTAACAACTTTGAATACAGCGTTAACGAGACTGGTATGTTCCCAGAATACCCCCACATTGTATGGGTCGGAAGTGCTGCTACTGACCAAGGGTTTCGGTTTGCCAAAGTCAAGAAGACCGTAGCATATATTCTTACTGGAGAAGACACTCTGGAAAGATGGTTCTTAAAATCAAATCAGGAGTATGTAGTATGATGTCAGTAATGGATAAAGCGGCTGAAGAGTCCATTCTATGGAATGACCTAGTTATGCTCATAGAGGCTCAAGAGGCGTATAATGAAACGTACTATAGCAGTGAATATAAGCGTATCTCAGAACGGCTTCAAGCCTTAGAGTGTCTATAGTACGACCAATCATAGATCGGTTAGTTATATGCATATTCCAAAATGTTCTAAAAAATGTACGTTTTAATGCAACTATTTCGCGCCAAGGTGTTGACAGATTGTCTATAACAAAGTATAATATACACATATTCAAAGATAAAGAAGAGAACATATGATACAGTTAATCGAAAATATCCATGCATACGTAGGTACTTATCCGACTGGATACGACCTAGTAGAATATGAGAAAGGAACTTGTCCGATATCTGATGGATATGTTCTATATGGATTTGATGAAATTGGACTCATGGTTGAGACTAACGCTCAACACGCATTCGTAAAGATATAAGGAGAAGACTATGCCAATGGTATTATTAAACGGCCAGATTAAGGGAAAGTCAAGCGGCATCATAGACTTATATGTGTACAACTTATGTAAAGAACTCGGCATCGGCAGGATGCATAGAAAACTCATTGAGATAGACTTTGTCACGGATCAAGAAGGCCAGTTAGGCAATGCTTGGGGTTGTGTGAAAACTGGATATGCCCACATCAACATTGCACGTAAATGTATGGGTGAGAAAGTCAAGTATTCTGATATGATGCAGACCCTAGCTCATGAAATGGTTCATGTGAAACAATACTTCCGAAAAGAACTCGACGGATCTAATTGTAAATTCAAGTGGAAAGGTCGTAACGCAGAAGGTTACAAGTACGAGAACCAACCATGGGAACGTGAAGCATTCCGTAGAGAGGCTGGATTGTTCCAAAAATGCTGGCCTCATGAATTGGTACCACTGGTATAAAGCTCAGTTATAGTCATTATAATGAAAATAAATGAAGAAAGGTGTTGACAAAAGGTATAAGCTGTAGTATAATATACCTATATTAAGAATTAATGATAAGGAATCAAATTATGAAAATCATCGTCCAAAGAACATCACCGGTAACAGGTAAAGATAACCACATGGTAGTATTTGCCACACATGAGCAGTTAATCGCTTGGCACGAGGGCGCTCTTATTCAAGATGCACTGCCTGATGCTACAGTGGATCAGAGAGAGTTTCTGATCTCTGGCTGTACGCCAGCGTGTTGGGAGTCAATGTTCGGTGCGGAGGATGCAGCATGAAGATTAATATGAATGCAGTAAAGGGTATCACCATGGGAACTATCGCAGGAGTTGCATTAGGTACTGCAATATCATTTGCAACCGACATTCCAGAAGTTCAGACAAGTCATTCATCCGGACAGTGTGTTAAGGTTATTAACTTCACAGAGTCGGACACATTCACTTGTGAGAACTTACCAAGCCGTTACAGTCACGTATGGGTCAAATAGATGATTAGAATTCTTAAAGAAGTAACCGACTGGGGTACCGAGAATGTTTCTAATGGTACTTACTATGTAAACGAACACGGACAACTAGTTGCTTATATGCCCAAAGGTGGCGCTTATAAAGAATTCAACAAACCCATGAAACAGTTTTCTACATCACGTAGGAAGTTCAAAGAGCTAGGAGTCATTGATAATGGAGACTCCGGCACCCCAGTAAACGGTTCTAAGGGTAACACCTACTATGTCAAAGACGGTAAGTGTTCTTGCCCTGGGTTTAAATTCAGACAGAAATGCAAACACTTATTAGAGGTAGCAGCATGAACAACAGTTTATCTTATTGCGATTATATCGCTCATACAGTAGTAAAACCCGCACTAGACGTTGATGTAAAAGACAATGGCGGCACTTTATCTGCAGTAAGTAAAATACACATGGATCTAGCTAAAGAAGGTTGGATGCAGACCACTAAGCGCTCTATTGAAGTGACTGATGTGAATGGTAGAGAGTATAAAATTACCATTGAAGACATCACAAAATAATTGCATAAAAAGGTTGACAAAGGTGTTCAGCCGTAGTATAATATACCTATATTAAATGATAAGGATTTAAATTATGAATAGAATTGAGATGATCAAAGCGGCCGCAGAGAAAGGTCAAATTAAGAAAGCAATCGGAAACGTTGCTATTAGAAAGAAGTCAATCAAAGAAGAAATGAAGCTTCACAAGAAATTGACCAAGTCAATGAAAAAGGCAGGCCATCAAGCTCCATCAAGTTTGGAGGCATTTAGGCCAGAGAATATGTACTACACTGACAAAGAGACCCAAGAGTTTATTGCAGGTAGTTCCATAATGGAAACATATGAATCTATGAGAAGTCAAGATGACTATTAAGAAATCACCAATTATGAATATGGTCGTGAGGCTCAATGCGCTTAAACGTGCAGAGTTATCGGCCAAGAATCCTGAATTTAAGAAGCTTTGGAAAGAGAAAAGAATTGCTCTTCTCGCTAAAGATAATGATTGAGTTCTTACATACACTTATGGGAATAGGTGGTATAATCTTAATGGTTCTAATCACTTACATAAGCGTACACATGCAAGAAGAAAAATATCAAGGTAAAGGAATACCTCTGATGTGGGAAAAAGGCGGCCGATTTGCAAAGTACTTCGGCCATGATTCAAAGAAAGATGGAGAGTAGCATGAAGACTACCTATATGGAAGTATCTTCCTATCAAGAAAGAAACCTCAAAGCAACTGTTTTAAGGACTTCAGGTCTAAAAGAGAATTACTATGGATGTAGGTTTTACATAGATGATAGCTCGTTAGGTATTGAATGGTACAAAAATAAAAGTGAGCAGTATGCAGAAAATGCTGCAGAGAATTATGTACAGGGTATAAAGAAATACCCAGTCTAAGTTTTGTTAGCCCCTTGATGACGCAGTTCTACTCCTTATCAGAATGTCGTCAGGGGGTTGACATATTAATAAAAATGTGTTATAATATACATATATCACATAAGGAGTAAAGTATGGTAAGTAAAGTATTAGAAAAGGCCCGAGTAAAAGGTCGCAAAAACAGAGTCACTATTGACGACAAGTACATGGGTCCAGAGCCATGGTGGGATCATATCACTCCACCACCAACAGATGAAGCTGCTCGTAAATCAGCATGGGCACAAGGCGCTCAATGGTATAACTACTACTCAAAACCAAAAGACTATACTGCGACTACTTTAAAGTATGCCAAAGAAGTAATGAAGTTTGATAAAGAACAGATCAGTGCTCTCAAGGCAATTACAGATTGGGAATTAAACTATGGCATAGGAGCTATGACGAGACTACATTTCCGTGGGTGGAACCATGAAGATGTATACCTAGAAAGAGTTTCTAAACATTTAAATGCAATGGTCATTAAAGGTAAAGAAGTTGCCGTAGAAAAGAAAGAAGTTGCCGCTGATGCACCGGTGTTTATAAGTCCAGCACAAAGGTCTTATAATAACATGATGGAAACCATTCATGCAGACTGGGATGAAATAGTAATTGATTCTTGGATGGAAGGTAACTTTAAACCAGAATTTAATGTGTATGACCTATGGAAAAAGCATGGTCTTAAAAGTAATGTAGTTAATGCATTCAAAGCCAAGGTTCAATTTGAATATGACTTAGTGTCCGATTCTTATAATAAGAACTGTGAGCAAGCGGTTGAAGCATACTCTCACATATCATCAAGGCGTCAGAAGAAGATGCTGAACTTAATGGATGTTATCTTTGCTGACCTAGAGAAGTTGAAGACCAGTTTCAAAGCTGTTAAGATACCTAGAGCTAAGAAGCCTAAATCTACGGATTTACAAGTTGCCAAGTTACAGTATTTGCAGGAACATATCGAGTCCAAAGTCACTTCTATTAACCCAGTACTAATACCGACTAAAGAGATGTTATGGGTCTACAACACTAAGCAGAAGGTGTTGACACAGTATGTAACTACGTCTACTAAGGGCTTTGAGATAAGTGGTAGTACCATTAAGAACTTTGATGATAGTCTGTCTAAAACAACTAGGTTAAGAAAGCCTCAGGATGTATTACCGGAAGTATTAAAACTCACCCCCAAACAGATGGACAAGAGAGTCTGGGATAAACTCACCACTAAGATAAGTGTACCAAACGGTCGGATCAATAAAGACTGTGTACTACTTAGGGTAATATAAGGAACATATGATTGAACAAAAGATTATGACGAGAAAGAGGTTCTCTACTGCGGTAGAAGGACTTGTTGCAAAGAGTAGGGATCTGTCTTATATAGAGGCAGCTGCTTACATCATAGAAGAACGAGGGATGGATTTTAAAAGTTTAAACAGACTTTTATCTGACTCCCTTAAACAAAAAATCGAGGCGGAAGCTACAGATTTAAACCTGCTTAGAATTAAGCAAACAAATAAACTACCAATATAGGAAAATATTATGAGTAATGTGATTATACCTTCATCTCCCGAAGATAAGAAGCGAATCAAGGACTGTGTTATTGAGATCAGTAATGCTAAAACCCAGATGGAAGCACAACGTGACTTCATTAAAGAAGCCATTAATTCTTGTGCAGAGGATGTTGAAGTTGATAAGAAGCATCTTAAAAAGATGGCAGATATCTACCACAAACAAAACTTACTAGAAGTAGTAGGTGCGGTAGAAGATGTTGAAGCCTTATATGAGAGTGTAATGGCGTAATGATGGACCCTTTTGATTCTTATAAGTTATATAACGCACTCAAGCTTCACTTTGAAACTGATGGGTACGATGCAATCAAATATAATTATAAATCAAATGTGTCTGCTCAATCCTTTTTTAAGAGAAGGGATAAGTACTTCTTTGCTAAAGTTGCAAAGAACTATGAGAAGGATTTGTTAACATACTTTGTATCCAACTTCAAAAATGGAGTTGGGTATGTAGGTGATATGATTAATGAAGACGGACAAAAGAATTATTTAGATCATAAGAGAATACAGGAATCTATACATCGTGTGTTTTCAATTGATATAAATATAATTAATGAACAGGGTTTGATATTCGATCAGAACTTTAAGAGTGAAGGCGGACAACTACCCTTGGTCATTAAGTTATGGATGCAGGAAGAAATTAGTTTAGAGACTGTTGTTATTCTGAATTCCATATTTGGGTTTATTGGAAAAGAATCTGTGAAGATAACAGACACCATTGTGTGGCCTGATACTAAACGGAAGATTGAAAAGTACACCCCATTTGTAAATTATAACAGAGATAAATGCATGAAGTTGTTGACAAATGTGTTTGTTTGATGTATAATATACTTATAATTATGAATAAAGTGAAATACAATAGAAACGGCAATACTGCCGTAATACAATGCATATACAACGGAGAAAATATACAATGTCATTTGCAAACCTAAAGAGCTCACGAGGCTCGTCAATCGACAAACTCGTAAAAGCTGCGGAAGCAGTATCTACTAAAACAGAATCAAAATCCGGTTACGGTGATGATAGGTTTTGGAAACCAACCAGAGATAAAGCAGGAAACGGTTATGCCGTAGTCCGATTATTGCCCTGTCAAGAAGGTGAAGACCTTCCTTGGGTACGATATTGGGATCACGGATTTAAAGGTCCTACTGGTCTTTGGTATATTGAAAACTCTTTAACTTCAATTGGTCAAGATGATCCTGTAAGTGAATCTAACGGTTTACTTTGGAACTCTGGACGTGATGAAGATAAGAACATTGCTAGAGATAGAAAGCGTAGGTTACACTATGTCAGTAATATCCTAGTTGTTTCAGATCCTAGTAATCCAGCCAATGAAGGTAAAGTATTCCTTTATAAGTTCGGTAAGAAAATCTTTGATAAGATTATGGAATCAATGCAGCCTGCATTTGAGGACGAGACTCCTATCAATCCTTACGACTTCTGGGAAGGTGCTGAGTTTAAAATTAAGATCCGTAAAGTAGAAGGATGGGTAAACTATGATAAGTCAGAGTTTGCTAAACAGTCCGCACTATATGAAGGCGATGAAGAACGACTAGAAGAGGTGTACGGAAAACTGTATTCTCTACAGGACTTCCTCAAGCCCGAGAACTATAAAACTTATGATGAGCTTAAAGCTAAAATGAATAAGGTTCTTGGTGTGGATGCAGGTGCTCCTTCAATGGATATGCCCGCGATGAATGTGGTTAATGAAACTCCAATGACACAGACGGCAACTGCTGCTCCTGTCATGGATACATCAACCTCAAGTGATGATGAAGATGATACTTTATCCTACTTTGCTAAGTTGGCTAAAGAGAACTAAAGAATCCTTGCCTTAGGATAAACCTGTTATAGGTTATAGGGACTCTTCGGAGTCCCTTTTTTTATCTACTGGCTAATGCTTCTCTGCTTCTATTAGGTTTACTAGGTATCATATTATAAGTATCTCCACCTCTCGTGGTAGAGTTATCTGATGATACCGCATTTACTGTTGAACCACCTGATTGATTTGCTGAACTTCTCAGTTCTACATTCTGTGCTGATACAGTCATTAACTCAACACCCATAGACTGACTACTAGCCGATACGTCAGTACCACCAGAAGACATATTAAACGAACCTTGTAGTTTAGTAATATTATCAGCGGCCGCATTGATATCACCATTCATATTCTTCAGGCCGACATATGTAACCTCATCAAAAGGCATCCAGCTATCAGAAGTACCACCATTTACTACTAACTCTAATGTTTTAGCAGCAGCAGTTAAATCAGTGGCAAACTTCTCAGCATTGAATTCTACTTTAGCTATACTATTAAATCTTTCTAATACGTCAGCAAATCTACCAAATGCTTCAGTACCTTTATCAATCTCTCCTGCTTTTTCACCTACCTTTAATGCAGATTCTATAGGTGAATCACCACCAACAAAGAATCCAACTAAAGCACTTGCGGCAGTACCGAGTGAAGCAATCCAAGTACCTGCCCCGAATGCTGCCAGGCCGACGCCGAGTGTAGTTAAAGTGCCCGTTGCAGCTGCAGCTTTTTGTAAGTTACCCTCTTCAGCACCTATAGCTGTAAGAGTTTTTACGTTCTTGACAACTTGTTCTGCCCAACCTGTGTCAGTAAATACCTCAAGTCCTTTATCAGCTCCAGCAGTACCAATAGCGGCGGCCCCACCAAGACTAAAGGCTAATAAACCTCCACCAAGTACGCTCAAGGCTGTTGTAACTTCTGCTACATCACCGAATGATTGTTTACTAAGACCTAATAGGGTTTCAACGTTATGTACTACTTGATCGGCCCAACCAGAACCTGAGAATTTCTCCAGTGCTGCATCCATTCCAGCGACTGCAACTGATGTGGCCGATCCTGCACTAAATGCAAGTAGGCCAGCACCCAATGCTCCCATTTGTCCAGCGATTAGTAAACTACTACCTTTACTTGTGTCTATAGATAAAAGTGTTTCTACATTATCTTTAACTGACTTGGCAAACCCGTCATTACCTGAGAATTTTTTAACTGCTTCATCTACACCCGTTACCACAGCCCCAGTTGCAGAACCTGCACTGAAAGCGAGTAGACCAACTCCTAAAGCTGCCATGGTAGCAGCAACACCAGCTACATTAGAGACTGACATACCTGGTAGGTCTGCAATAGATAGTAACTCGGATATATTAGTTTTTATTTGGTCAGTCCAACCATTGGACTCAAACTTGTCTATAGCAGCTTGACTTAAAGCCGCGGCACTTGAACC